TACAGTATCAACCGTAATATTGGTAAAAGCACCAATAGCAGCACTCACAGTAAAAGATGAAGCTTTATTTGCGGCTGTTCCATTTGTTGACAAGTAAGTTATATTGATAATTGCACCATCATTAATTTTTTTACCAATAACATCGTCACCGAAGTAAATCTTATACTTACCACCTCTAGCCTCTTGTAAGAAATACACTTCAGATGAACTAGTAACATCTAAAATGTCGGTAACTTTATTGTATATTGTTACCTGTGAGTTACTTGAAGACGGTCTAACTGAGACTGTGATTGTGTTAGTATCAACATCAGCATCTGGTATTTCAAAAATACCTTTTGGATTTGCAGACTCATCTTGTGTAAATGAATATGCTACGAATTGTCCTTCTTTAATTTCTAAGTTCTCAAAGAAGTATTTTGTTCCACTCTTAGTAACGGTTGTATCAGCCATTACATTAAAGTTGTAAGTTTGGTTATCAATAGTATTGGACAACAAAACAAAACCTTTTGGTATTGTTACAGTATCTACTGTTGAACTACCAGTTTCAACTGTCAAATTGATAAGGGCTTTAGAAGCTGATTTGGAGTAAGGAACATATCCTAAAGTCTTAGCATGTGATACAACCGAATCTCTTAGCAATGCAGTATCTAAAAATGCCTCATTAGCTACCATGTTAAGATAGTATGCATTATAGTGGGTATTATATGCCAAAAGATTAATTAACACATCAAGGCCTGAGCCTTCAAAGTCATAGTCTTGAAATTCAGACTGTTGTTTTAAATATGATTTTAAGTTGGTTTTGATTGTATCAAAATCAAGTTCCGCAACTTGTAGACGATTATCTGCCATTTATCGGACTCGCTCTAAGAAAAATTTGATTGCTACCGGGTCGGTTCTATTAACAATTTGAAACAATAGTTCAACATTAAATCCATTATTATCAAAGTCTGGTTTAACAACAACTTTAGAAACACTTGCTCTAGGTTCAAAATTATTAATTGTTTCTATAATTTCACGTTCAATTAAAGTTGATGTGACCATATCTAATGGTTCAAATAGAAGTTTTCTCACATTGCAACCAAGTTCTGGTTGGAACGGGACTTCATAGTGATTGGTTGAAATTAAATTCTTAATTGAATTAATTACAGCCAGTTCACCTCTGTGTTTGTTGATATCTTTACGGACTGGATGAATTGCAAAATTCAAATCCAGGTCTCGCCATTCTCTACTTGTTGTTGTTATTACTGTTGCCATTTTCTATTTATGTTACTGGTTAGCAAGCCTAGATTTTAATTTATCAGTTCCAATAAGATTGTCAACTAAACTGCTTTCGGATGCACCTAAATTTGAATACCTACGTATATTTTTAGCTTCGTCAACCAATTCATTTGATTTCGTATAAAAATTCTCATCATGAACTCGTCTTTCCAAAAACAAAGTATTTAAAGTATTAGCAACCACGGCAATACTATTGACGGCCGCATATGATAAATTTGAAACTTTTGTTGTAATTACATCTTCTCCAACAGTTTCAGTAGTTATAGTAATGCTGTTATTAATCGTATTGGCATATGTAACAACAACATTAGCATAATCATTAATTGTGTTAGCTATAAGAATACTTGTAAAACTGCCTAACATAGGAGCATTATCTTCACGACCATCAACTTGATATATTAAATATGTCAATGCTCGACCAATTTGCATAGCTTGTTCGAGATATGGTTTATCGGCTGCGTCCGTATTTGCAGTAATTGAAACCACACCAGAAATTCTATTGGTGTGGTTTATAAATTGTACGATTTGGCCAGGAATGTGTGTAGTTACAATTGGCGGCGCTTCAACACTTCCAGTTGTAACATTATATCCAGCAATAGATTTAAAATCAGCATTAATTGTTGTCCATAATGCCGTTAAATTACCAGAGCCTGTTACTGAACTTGTAGCATTAATTAAAGTATTGGCAGAAAGCCAAATAGTATTACATGAAGGTGCAACAGGATTTAAATAATAACCATTAGTATCATCATTTATCAAATCATCTTTCATCCATTGATTTGGCACCAATGCTGGTGTTGAATTAATTTGTTGTATAGCGGTATTTGGCAACAAACCTATTGTACCACTATTGTCAGTAAAATTAAATCCTGTTCTGTCAAATAAAGTTGCCATAGTATATCCTTAAATCATTTTTGGAATTGGTGGACCTGTAGGCCCTTTGAAACTAGCGTGGAAGTGACAATTATGTAGTGCAGTATTTACCGTATCTGTCATTAATACTGCATTCATTAAGCCAAAGTTAGCAAGAGGTGCTTGCATTGAAAGCAAAGCAGTAATTGTTGTTGAAGAAAAAATGCCTGTAGGCAAAACTGGAATTTGACCTTTTAATGGATTACCAGGATCTCCTAGTCCACAAGTAATACCAGCCCTAGCAGTAAGTGTAGCACAGCTGACTGTATATGCGTCTAAGGCACCATCGATAACCATATTACCAGTGATAACTACATCAGGAGTTCTAAGGGATATTGTATCTCCCATAAGACTAACTGTATCTTTTGATGTTATACTGGCAGTGTCTTGAGCTGTAACAGTATAATCACCCTTAACCACAATGCTGTAATCACCGTCAATCAATTCTTTTCTATTACCTTTAACATGTAGAAGTGAATCACCTTCAATTGTAATATTACAAACACCACTAATTAAAACATTTTTATTTTTGGTAATTATTTCATAACCATCACCATAAATTTTATGCACTTCATCACCGTTTGGATGCATTTCAGTAAATGTTCCTGAGCGATGATGTATACGTATTCTTTCTCCGCCAGGTGTGTCATCCATCTCAAACATATGTCCAGATGGAGTTTGCGTAATATTATTAAATGGATATTTTGGTGGATATTCTATTGAAGCCGGAGATTCCGGCTCAGTCCATCCATAGTCTTCAACTTTTCCTGTTTCTGGATTAACAGGCTTTTCAGGATCCACTTCTCTCACATAAGGTGAATATTCTGTCATTTTTTTATATTTTATTCAAGGTTGTGATGATACAAGTACATTTGCCACAGGAGGTTCTGAATCAATTAATTTATTTATAGCTACGCCTGCAGCATCAACTTCAGCTTGACTTGTTGGTGAAAGAATTACTGCTGCCAAAGTTGCAGGTTGAACTGTTGCAATAAGTCTTGCACCTGAGTTTGCTAAATCTTGAACGGCATTAGCACCATCTTGTACAGCACTTATTATTTCTCCAAGGCCGCCAGTATCTACATCACCAACCAAATCTGTAAATAAATCTTTAAGGCCTTTCTTTAGAATTGCAGTAAATTTTTTCACACAATCCGCAAAGAAAGCTGCTGCTTTTGCGGGTAAACTGAGAATGTAATCAATCATTGCTCTTACTTTTCTAGCAACTTCTAACCAACTGCTAACAGTTTTTTGTATTTCTTTTACCACTCTTGTAAACTCTTTTACAAAAGCGGTAACTTTCCTAGTTATATCTACAATTGTTTTTGAAATTCCAGTAGCATCAAGACATGTTAGGCCAATGGCAGCATTGATAAGTTTTCTAATTGTATCAAATACTGGACCAAAAAGAGTTTTTATGGCAGAAACAGTTTGGTCAACTTCATATGAAATGTCACAAACGTGTGCTCTTCTCCTATTTGAAGTATCTATCGCAGTAAATTGCACAACACCACGGCCTAATGGTGGCAAAGATGGTTGGCCAACTCTATCATAGATTTCACCAGCTGGCATCTGAGGTGCACCAACAGGTTGTTTAACAACCACAGTATTAATACCTGGAAGAACGTGTGTTACAACTGGAAGTTGTGCTGATTCTCTATCAAAGAAAAAACCAATGACCCAATCTCCAACTTTTGGTCCAGTGACTGTTGTTGAACCATTAACTGGTAATGCAACCATGGCCCAAGGCAAGTCTGTTGTTGGCAAAACCGTTTTGTTTATATTATGAAAGCCATTGATGCGAACACGAAGTCTTCCAGTTTTCAATGGGTCATCGTAATCTTCTACGACTCCGGTCCAATTGTTTAAATTTACTAAATCATTTTCGTACATGTTAATAGTTTCCTACGCTTTTGGCTAGTTGTCTGTTTGCAGCTACAACAGGTTTAGCAGAAGAATCTGTTACTACCTCTGCAACAGTTTCAAACATATTGTATTTTATAATGTGTCTGGTGGAAAGAATAGCATATTTTCCTTTTAAAGTGGAATCATAGTTATTGCCACCTTTAGTATTGAAAGACCGAGTTGGAACTTCCAAATTAATTGTTCGACCTGGAGATACCAAAAAGTTTCCAGGTAAAACTATTTTTAATCTTTGTGATGTAAAATTTTGTAACAATGCTTTTCTTGCATATGTATATTTGTGAGGCACGTCATCAACTTGTAATGAACCAGGCTCATTTGCTTTAATGTATGCTGATTGTGGTCTTTGGCCTGTTGTCAAATAAAATACTATCCTAGAATCGGTCATTTGATAGTTTGTTTTACCTAATTTATTTGTCTCAATAGGTAAATTTGGATTTTCATTACCATGTTTAGTCGTTGCAAACACATTATCAAAACTTTTCTTTTGGGTTATTATTTGTCTAGTTAGCGGATCAATACCAACAAATGTTCCTGCAAAAACACCAGCTTGTGTGCTTTTAATAAAATCAAATTGGGTCATAACTTCCATTGCTCTTGCACCAAGGAATTCGGTTTTAATATCATCATTTTGTAAGTTTTTAATATCAAAGTTTACATTGAAAATTGAAGGTTGTTGCATAATCTTAGACAGAGTTGTAAAGTTATAACCTTCCACATTCTCAAAAAACATAAAAGTTGGTTGACCTCTAGAGTCAATGGCTCGTTTCGAACACCAGTTTAAAGCATCAAATGGTTTTAAACCTGGTATAATTACATCGATTGCACCATAAGATTTTTCAAAATTCTTTGGTACAAAATTGGAAACAGGAACTTTTAACTTATTGCTCAATATTTTTTTGACCGTATCGGTATAAGTGCCCTTATAAGCTTCAGCTATTAATTGTTGTTCAGACAAAATAACTTCTTCAGAAGCAAATTTTAAAACATATGATTCACTTGTTTGGTTAATATTTCTTCTATCAGTTTGTTTGTATACTCTAAAGGCTCTTTTCAATCTAAAAAGACCTTCACCTTTGTCTATATCTATTAGAATAATTTCAGTACCATCAATTAACAATTTTGAAGATAGACCAATAGCATCATTGATAACAATATCACCAGAAATGCAAGGAGCTAACATACTTTCATATATGTTAATTTCTTCAAAAATCTCTCGCAACTCAATTTTACCACCTTTGGTAACAAGAGTCAGTTCGTTAATTCTAAAGTCTGTAGGTTGCTTTAGATTAAAATCACTCATTTGGAATCTTTCATCACATTTTTAAATTCTGCTTCAATGTCAATTACAAATTCAGGTTTTAAAATGGTTATATTTCTTTTGTTTTCGTTCAATTCATTTTCATATTCATAGTAAGTTTTTGTTTCTTTTGAAACTACAATTCTTAAGGGAGTTCCATCTCCTAAACTATAACTTGTATCGGATATAATCACATTAGCATATGTGTTAGCATCAAGCCTAATCCTATCTTCTCTATACAGACCTGTTGAAGTATCAGTTCTTTTTTCTACTTTATAATATGCCTGAGTATTATTTGTTGCCCATTCTAAACCAGTTACACCAGTGTATGCAGTATTAGCATATGATGACGATGAATACTTTGCCTCAATGAATTTGCCAATTGTTCTTTGACCTAAAGGCCATTCATAAAGTGGGTCTACAATATTATTCATTGCCAAAATGATCCAGTGTTTTTCTGGAGAACCATAAATTTTAGATGCTAAAATTTCAGGCGTATCACCATCTTTTATTTTATATTTGTAATACGTAGAAGCATTCTGTTTCAACCTATCATCAAAGTTAAACCTTGAAGTGATGTTAGTAACAATATCTAAAGAAGTTGAATCTTTACTTTTATAGTAAGATGTTTTAGGAAAGAAATTAAAATATTTTGCCATATTATGCACCTCCTATGGAACCACCACTACCAGACTCATCAATTCCAGTTGTGTCTTCTGTACCCCAATCGCCATTAGCTAAATCAAATTCTGTATCGGATGTAGCAGTAGTTTCAAAGGTTATACCTGTTTCATTCCAATCACCCAAATCATTAGATGCATCAATCTCGGCCTGTGTTCTAAGTTCACCACTTCTTTCGTTACCAAAATCCAAACCATTAATTGCTTCATCACCTCTGAATGGTGACTTATACTTAACTTGCTCACCTGATAAGAATTGTTTAGTGATAATTTCTGTTTCTTTAAACGATAAGTCCATACGTATAGCAACAGGCATACCAGTTCCACCACGTTCAGGTGAATTCAATAGTGTTTCATAAGAAGCAAAACCATTTGGTGCATAATCAATTGAAACTCCAGTCAATACACAAGTGGAAACTTTAGGTATATTTGGATTTTCTTGGCCATTATAATAAAATTTAATATCAAACTCAGATGGAGGAACCAAGTATCTTCCGAATGATGAAGTTAAAACTTCTGGTGCTTGGTGAAATGTGAACATATCAATAATACTTAAAACTTGTTCAGCTTCTTTTCTGCTTCTTGGATAAAACATGAATTGAAATCTGAAATTTCTAAAAGATGGTGATTGATATATCAACTCTAGTTGTGGGTTAACTGCTAAAGCACCACCTGTTGCGGCAGAAAGTGCTGTGAATAAAACATTTTTATCCAGACCAAACTTTGAACCAAAACCAGCCGTAGCTTCAGCAACAAATGGAGCCATATTTTTTTGTATAGCATCACCACCTTTTTTACCTGCATTCATAAGAGAAGCACCAGCTTGTAAGCCAGCACCAGCAATCCCTAATCCAGAAGCTACACTTACATCACTATATGATTGATTGTAATCAAATGCCAATGTATCTGGCATATACAAGGCAATGGTGTCTTTCGTTCTTTTTACAGTTCTAAAAAAGTTTCCTCTTTTTAAAAGGTCTGATTCTTTTATAGATTTAGCATACTGACCGGCTTTAAAAAGTGTATTCTTTGAATTGATTTCATCCAAAATACCAGCCGTTGTTCCGTCATCAGAGGCAGAGCCATCATAACTACCTTCGTATCTAGTTAGACTTTCATCTTGTATAGCATTTCTTTCTGCCACAAAATCCAACACATTTGTAACTATTTCTTGAGCTCCAGTAATCGCATTCTGTGATCCGCTAGTATTTTCCAATATTTTTGCTGTAGCCGTATCGTCATAATTATAACCACCCACTTGTGTTCTTTCTTGCACATTGATAAAGAACATCATATAATGGCCTTTATCCGTTGATCCAATATCAATAGGATAGCGTTTATTGTCTATATTAAATTGGTCGGAATTGACTTCAAAATTCCTATTCTGACCAGGAATATATTTTATATCTGTAAGTGAGAAAAATGCCATTGTCTGCCTTTTGGTTGCCTAGATACTATTTATGTCATATAAAGGAACTTTTTTACCCAAGAACCCATCCAAGTACAACGGGAATTCAAAAAATATCATATACCGTTCCAATTGGGAATTGCGGGTTATGAAGTATTTTGATGACCACCCGAATGTTATCTGGTGGGCATCCGAAGAACTTCCAATACCATACGTGTCTCCCGTGGACAATAGAACACACAGATATTTTCCAGACTTTATTGTAAAAATGCGTCTTAAAGATGGTAAGGTCACCACTTATATATTAGAGGTCAAACCATTGGCTCAGACCAAGATGCCAGTACAAAAACGCAAGACTAAAAGATTCATTCAAGAGGCTGCAACCTATGCTATCAATCAGGAGAAGTGGCGAGCTGCAGACCTTTTCTGTAGAGAACATGGATGGCAGTTTAAAGTTATCACAGAAAAAGAACTTGGTCTTTGACATAAATAGAACATGGCGTATTTACTAGACAGAATAAATCAATCGTTAAGAAAACAAGGTTTGACTCCAAGAACAAACCAAGCACGGGCATGGCTACAATCTAAGGTATCTCAGTTGAAACCAAGTCGCCAAGCGTTACTACAGGATAGAACCCGTCTACGTGATTCGACCATAATCGGCAAGATGTATTTTTACTTCTATGACCCCAAGACAAAAGATTCGATGCCATACTACGACCGGTTCCCATTGGTACTACCAATAGAACAATACAATGACGGATTTTTAGGGTTGAATCTACACTACATTCACCCAAAGCAACGAATCGTTTTATTGGATAAGTTAAGTGATTATGCAAGCAATAACAAATTCGATAAGACTACAAAGTTGAGATTGAGTTATGCCGCTTTGGCTTCCGCTTCTAAAATATTCGAAGCACAGCCATGTATTAAACGATATCTCTTTAGTCAGGTGCAATCAAGGTTTTTAGAAATATCTGCTGACGAATGGGACATAGCTGCGTTACTACCAATGGAAAGTTTCGTTGGTGCATCAGCAGGTAAAGTTCATGCCGAATCTCAGGAACAATTTTAATGTCATTCTCACCACAATTATTTCTATCAAACATTAAAGCAAAAGATGGACTGGCCAGGCCAAGTCGATATGAAGTCATTCTTCCTATTCCAACTTACATCAATAGTTTTATTGAATCATCAGCTTTAGAAAAGTTTTTTAATATACCAAATAATATCATTGCAGATATTACAGCTGATATCAATAGTATTACTGGTGGTGGGAGAGAAGAAACTAGAACTTCCAATCCAGCCATCTCCAGATATTTGGCGTTACAATGTGAATCGGCCGAATTGCCTGGAAAATCAATCTTAACACAAGATGTTAAAATATATGGTCCTAGTTTTAAAGTACCATACCAAACACAATACCAAGAAACAACATTAACATTTGTGTGTACAAACGAATTCTATGAGCGTAAATTGTTTGAACGTTGGATGGAAGCAATTATGCCAACAGATACAAATAACTTGCGTTATTCAAAAGATGAAGAAACAAGGTACATGACAAATATTCAAATTGTCCAGTATGATGACTTTATCAAAAAGATATTTGTCATAGAATTAAGAGATGCCTTTCCAATTGCAATTGCATCTCAACCTTTATCTTGGAGTGAAGAAGGTTTTCACCGAGTGTCTGTACAATTTACTTTCCAAAAATACCGTGTGGTATATTCTGGAAGTTATGACATTGCTGCGGCAGCTGCTGCTTTGTTTGGAGTTAAAGCTGCCAAATTCTTTGACAAGGCGGGACAATCTATTAGCAATTCTATAGTTGCTCCACTTGCTGGGACAATTTTTTAATTATAACATGAGGATATAAAATGGCGTTACCAAAAATTGATGTGCCAACCTATGAAACAACTTTGATTTCATCCGGTAAGAAAGTAAAATACAGACCGTTTCTTGTAAAAGAACAGAAGCTGTTTCTAATGGCAGCACAATCAGATGATGAGAAAGAAACAGTTGATGTGGTCAAACAAGTTTTAAATAACTGTATTATTACTGA